TGTGTTGGCATTTACGTTAGTGCCATCACCCTTACCCCCACCACCAAGGCTTCCCATTAGTGCTAGAGGTGACAGACATCCACCTAGAAATAGTACGAGTGTTAGTGCTAGTGCTAGTCTCATATTTATCCTTTTGCTGCTCTAGATACAGCCTCACCTTTTGTTACTTTACCATCTTCATTTACATCTAAATTTTTATTTGCTTCATATGACTTTGTTCTTAAATCTGTATTGTTGTAAATAACAGTATCATCAGGTTTTCCTACTGCTGCAGGTAAATGTATCGCCATATAAATGTCACCAAAGTCTTTCATTCTACCTTTATACTGCATCAAATACTTTTCAACATAAGTCATTTGTTGCTGTCTAGTCATTTGAGATAATTCTTTTGTAGAAGTACCCAAACTTTTTGCAGTATCTTCTATGAATTGAATTAAACCTGTTGCTGAACTATTTTTACTTTTTATTGAAGGACTAAAAGTCCCTATAGTCTCAAACGATATAGCCCTTAGTAAATCTTCATCAGATATTTCTAAATTATTAGAAACTTTTTTGACTGAATCTAAAAATTCTTTATCTTCTTTTACCTCATCTGGTAAAGAAAGACTTAATACACGTTCTTTCCCATCGGAAGGCTGCACCTCATCAGCAACAACATTATCGTCAGAAGTACTAATATTTTCTGGCCTGATTTTAGGTCTAAGTGTAGTTTCAATATTTGATTCCTCTGGTTTTACTTGAGGTCTTAATGACTCACCTTCCTGAGCTATGGGTTGACGAAATGGTTCCGCTAGTGATTCAGTAGCCGTTGTTTCAGGAACTGATTCTCTTGCAACCTGACTCATAGTCTTCATTACAAGGGAACCACCTCTGACAGAGGCATTACCCTCGTTGACAGCAGCTATAGTTTCAACGACCTCTTGACGTTGTGTATCTACTAAAGTCCCACCTGTTACAGATACGTTAACCACTAGTTTTTAATCCTTACGTCACCATTGATGTCAGTGTAGTACTGACCCTTTTTGATAGAAGCAAACAATTTATCATCTGCGTCTGTTTCATCTGACCATACGATTTGCCAAGGATTCTCAAGACTTCCTGAGGATAAACTAGGATCGGCATCAACAGGTCTTATAAGAGTAGACTCTATTTGATCTGTAGGTACTCCAAGTTTTTTCATGTTGTCTATGTAGAACTTTAAACTATTCGAGTTCTTTGTCATTTTTCTGTAGTCTTGAAAAGCTACATTAAACTTGAAACCTGCGTTTTCTACCTGACTTCTTTCAAAAGTTGTTAACCTACGTGCTCTATCAGCTACCATTTGTGTAACATTGCCATTGTAATGTTTAGAAGCAAAACCTTTTACAAGGGGTAATACTTCCCTGTCCATTCTAATCTGACCAGTATCAATCCTTCTTTCTAAGTCATACTCAATCTCACCCAAACCTGTTAGTTTAAAGAAAGATGACTTAGCAGATCCTGAGATGGTTGTTGAAGCTATATTAAATTGAGCCTGTAATCCGTCAATAAGTCTTTTCCTAGCTGTATCTGCTTTTTGTGGGTCAAGTGTTGTAGCTAGTTCAAGCCTTTTATAGGTATCGTCATTATATAGTAGAGACATAGTTTCAGTCTTAAACAACTGAGGGGATGTAGATATGTTTACAGTAGACTGCCCTACTCCTGTAAAAAAGTTTTCTCTAAATTCAGGCTTATTGATAGACTCTAGTGTTACATTTTTTATTCTTTGTGTAACAGCAAAAAATATAGAGTCTTTACGTGCAGTGTTGCTTCTGTCTTCTGCTTTTTCTACTTCTTCTAGTGTGTGTAAGTCTTCTAAAACAGTAGGTACTGCTCCACCACCATCTTGATTTACCTGATTATCCTGACCACCGCCTAAACTAAAAGTATCTAAGTCAGTATATTTTACGTCTTCCGCTGTTAAATTCTGCAGTGCTTTTCTTAACACATCGTAGTTTTCAGCTACGTAATTTGTAGGATCAAATTTATCTGATAACAAAGCAGAGCTTAGTATTGGATCGTCTATCTTATCTCTAGCTAATTTTATTAAAACCTCTGAGTTTGCATTGACAATATCTGCTTTCATTGCAGTAAGAGTTCTCTCGTCATATGTCTCTAGGCTTGTGATAAGTTTATCTAGAGTATCTATCTGACTTTGAACTGCTTGCCAATCACCTTGTTCTATCAGAGGTGGTTTTGTTAGTTGAGCCTTTACAACATCAAAGTCAGTTCTTAGTTTTACTACATTATCTGGAGTAATATTACCTCCTTTTTCTTCAATATCTAAACCTGTAAGAGCAAGACCTCTAATCTTTTCTATTGCTAGGGTTGCTTGAGGTACGTAAGTGTCTAAAAACTCCTGTCTCTCTATGTTTTTTGCGTTGACAAGATATAAGGCTGCTGCTTCTGTTCTTTGAACGTCAGCTATAGCCAAGGCTAGAACATCATTGTCTGTGTAAGGCTTTCCACCTGCCTCTAAAGTTTTTCTTGCGTTATATAGGTAGCCTGTGTTAGCTGAGATTTTCTCAACTGCACTGTTTAAGGCAGATTGCTGAGGGTTTATGTTAATATAGTCTACATCTATACCAGTTTTTATCTTTATCATACGAGATTCAGATTCACCTATCTCATTACCTGCGTTGGTGTAGGTTGATATAAGACTAGTTAGTTTAGCCCTTTGCTGTAAAGGACTTAACCCTTGTAAACCGTCTACACCTGTAGCCAAAGCTCCAAATGCTACCCTGTTTTTCTCTGTTTCACTGGGTGCTGAAGCTCTTTTAGCCCTATCCATAGCATCTAGAGTTTTAAAAACACCTTGACCTATAGAAGTAAGACCATCTATCGCTGCTGCTGAACCTGAGTAACTAGGCATATTCACGCCTTTTGCGTAAGCTGCGCCCTCATCACCCATATCTATTGCAAAACCTGCCATATTTTTTCCTTACCTTACTTGTTCGCTTAAAAGTTTAGCGTCAAACTCAAGGCCAAGACGCATAGCATTTCTCATTATGTCAGGAACTGCTGAAACTCTAACTAAACTTCTCTGTAATTCAAGTTTTATCTTATTAGATAAACTAGAGGACCAAATCTCATCATTGATTTCTTCCCAAAGTTTAGTTCCTCTTATCATATCAGATTCGTTACCTTCTGTCAAGAGGGAAAGAGCTAGAGTTGCTTTTGATTTAAGACGTTTAGACATATCTCTATACCTATTATTTTTCTTAAATATCATTTCCTGATAATCGTAGTAATTTTGTACAGGCGCAGGAGTAGCACCAAACAGAACTGCTGCTGCAGCCGAAGGATCTAGGTTACTAACAACTAACTTTCGTGTCCTACTTCTGTAATTACCTGATTCTATTAACTCTTGTACTTTTACGTACTTATCTACTGTTGACAAGTTTCTCACTAACTGAGTTAAGTCCTCTCTAACCATCTCAGTTCTACCACCCACCATAGCCTTAATAGCATTAACAGCAACTGCTCCCATATCCTTTGATATTTCACCTGATGGGCCAAACAATGTTGTCAATAGACTCTTGTCAAATAGTTTTTTATAGGTATCTTGTATTTGACCTAAGGGTGCTACACGTTGAGCATAAGCAGTTTCTGTGCCAAGTAAATTAGATAACAGTGCGTCTATCAAACCATACTTTAATCTGTTGTGGGTTTCAATAGCTTGAGGATCACTAGAGTCATACCCTAGTTGTTCAGTAAAGTACCCTGCCATTCTACCTGCACCAAGCCCTGTTAGTCCAAACATCGGCCCCATAACTAGGAACATTCTTGTTCTTTCACCTGCAGAAAAGTTTCTTCCTACAACTATATTTTCCATAGCTCTTAAACTAAAGGTTAGCCACTGTGTAGGGACTCTCATAGGTCCACTTTGAATAAGACCTCTAGACTGTGTAGTCATTCTAAAAGTCAAATCCTGTTCACGGTTAGTAATCCATAACTTTCCTTCTGGTGACAAAGGATCAATGTTAGGACGTTTGGCACGATGCTCAAGAAAGGCTGTCATTACACCTACTAATCTAGAAACTCTTTCACCCTCTCTAAAGAATAGAGTAGATGTATCTAAGAATTTACCTACAGCTTCTTGACCTTTACCTGCTAGAGTACTTGCAGCCCCAAACTTTTGGGGAGCTTGTAGTTCTATGACTTGATTGTCAATTATATTTCTGCCACTTTCATCAATATACTTTACCAGTTTATTTAATTCTTCAACGTCTATCTTAGAAAAACCTGCAAGACGTTGTATAGCTAGTGACCTAGTAGCAGAATCTTTTAGATTAGCTATAATAAACATAGGTGACACAAGACCCATAGCCTTTAGACCTTGCCTTGGTGATACAGCAGTTACAGTTAAAGAGTGTAGTGCTTGAAGAACAAGCTGATCAGGGTTAAAGAATCCAAACTTTGAGTAGAAACCTACCTGAAGAAGTCTTGATGCAGGGTCAGTCTTAGTTAAATCAAGTTTCTTACCTGTAGTTTCAAAGATAGCCTCAGTAGCAGACGCTGTGAAACTATCCCACTTGTCACTTAACCAAGTAGACTGATTCATTCTACGTTTGATTACTTCTTGTTGCTCTCTTAGTTGTGCAGCTAGATCGTTAAACTTACCTGTCTTAACTACTTGAGCATCCATGAATCTATTATACAAGTCATTCTCTGGTATTCCTTTAGGGAACACAACAAGACCCTCAGCTTTCTCTGCAAGCTTTACCCAACTAACCATAGCTGTCTGTGATGCTGCACGATTTGCGTAGCCAAAAGCTTCAGAACCAAACTGATCAGCAATGCTAGATATGGGACTAGCGTTGGTAGCTTTTTTACCACCAAACTCCATAAGAGTAGTGTCACCACGTTTCATGTTTTGTCTGACACCTACAACCTCACCAAAGGTTACGTCTACTCTTGCAGGGTCTTCACCTGCCTCACGAATAGAAACTTTTTGATCCCTTGCTTTAGCTGCAAACTCTTCAGTAAATCTAAAATTATACTCTCTAGATAGCCTTTGTAAATCCTCTAGGTCTACTATGTGTTTGTTCCAATCGTTGTTGGCCCTTACTATATCACCTAGTTCATCGTACTGTGACTGAGACAGCCTTAGATTTTCTATATCATCAACATTCATTTCGTCCATAAGGCTTTTGACCTTACGTGTTATTGTATTAAGTTGTTCGACAGCTATAGTTGCTTGCTTTTGTCCGAAAGAACCTAGTAGTGTTTTAAAACCTGCAGATATTGTATTACCTGAGACTAGCTTTTGTTCTCTTACAGTACCTACAAAGTATCTAAACTCTGCGTTTGTTCTAGGACCACCCACGTTGTAAGGCATTACATCTACACGTTCAAGAACTCTTACTGAGTCTACATTGGTTACGTACAGATGATCTAAGAATGTGTTAGGTATTTTAAATACTGGTGTGTCAGGGTTAAGACTTTTTGATGTAGCTTTTCTAGATTTTCCTGTTGCTAAGTCAAGTACAAGCTCATTATCTGGTACGTTAGAAACTCTGTACCCTACATCACCATATTGGTCAGTAATGTTGACATATAAACCACCTTCAGCAACAGTTCTCTTTAGTCTTTCAGAAGATTTTATCTGCCAGGTAGTGTCGTTTATGTCTTGTAAAGCTTCGTATGCGTCTACAGTAGCTCTCTTCGGTCTAGTTCCGTACATAGTTGTGTACAAACCTTCAAAAGCTTCCCTTGTAGGAGCTTGTCTCATGTAAGAAAGCTCACCATCACGCAACTGTGTCATAAAGTCTGACAAGTTTTGCAGTTCTTTACCCTTCACTGCACGTATTATCTTTTGGTAAGGCTTCACCAAGTCTCCTATAAGAGCCTGACCTGCTTCAGCCTGTAGAAATTTACCACCTAGTTTGTCTCCTAACCTTACAGTTGAAGCACCAAAGACTTTATTGATAGCGTCTGACACAAAGTTACCTTTGTCAAACCTATCTAACTCATCTGGTAAACCAAGGACATTTACTCTTTCCTCAGTTTCTACAAACCACCCTCTACCCTCTTCTCTCTTTACTACTCTTAGGCTAGGGTCTTGTGCAGCTACAGCTTCAGCATCCATCTTTCTTCTAAAAGCAGAACCTGTACCGTCTTTACCTAGTCTGACAACAACTTTAAAATCATCAGAACCTTCGTCAATAATTCTTCTGCTGTTGACAACAACGTCATTGACGCTTGTAGCTATCTTTGTAGCTATATTTGTCGCAACCGCTTCAAGACTTGTGCGAGGAACGTACTCACCAAAGGAACCTGCTCTGTTCATTTCCTCTAGCTTCTCAGTAAGAACAGTCTTTCTTGAACCCTGTCTAGTAGTAACACCACTTGGTCTACTTACAGGACCACCTACAGGGTCTAGTTCTTCAGGTAATGTACGACCTGAAGCTATCTCATCTGTCTGAACACCTACCTCATCAACTTGTCTTGTTGCTACGACACCTGCAGTAGACTCATCAGACATAACAGCGACACTATCAATGGGTCTTCTTGACTTATAGATACCTGCTATCTTGTTTGGTATTGTTGTAGTTTCTTGGGCTAGAGTCTTAGCTCCCTTCAACACAGATGTTCCTGCTTTGGTAAGCCCTAGTGTTGCTATATCTGCAACACCAAACATGGCGTTTACACCTGATAAAGGATCGTCACCTAAGTATGTAGCATC